GCCCAAGGCATAGGCGATCATCGGTCCAAAAATGTACAGCATCGCTTCAGTGTCCATTGTCAAGCATCCATCTCTTCTGATATAGCCACGATCATGTCTTCGATAAACTCATCGCCGATCTTACGAGCTGCAGCGATGCTATTCACATTATAACAAATACGGATATCAATAACCCGGAACGGCTGATCGACGACATCGAAAATCTCGAACGTAGCTGATCCATTCCAAGTTACAACGAGACCATAGTCTTTGTTACCAGCGACTATAGCTTTACCATTGAGGATTTCGAACATGTCCATTGTCAAGCTCCTGATTAGGCGTCTTCATATACCATGGAAGAGAAGTTTTGCAACTTACCTTCTATGAACTTATATCCTTCTACGCGAACATCGTCGCCTTCGTAGTATACGACGTCCCAGTAGCCGCCCATCACATCGTGATACTCGACCTTGTCAGCGTCGTCGAACCAGTTCTTCAAGAACTCGGACACTTTTTCCACGTTTACCATCGTTTAGCTCCTCATCTCAACCTATAACTCATCATACGTCGGACCGGAATTAAAATCAAGCGGCTCCAGTGAGAACGATGTATGCTATGGTGAAGAACAAGATCATGATCAGCGAGCCAATCAGACCCAGCGCAACCTGCATCTGATGCAAGGTCACGTTCAAGCCTCGTCAAGCTCTTCTAGCTGAGCTTCAGTTAGTCCTTCGTTGGCTTCCAGCTGCTCGAAAGCCTCGCTCAACTGTCCCAACAGATCGATCATCCGCTGGACCGAACGGCGCTCATAGACAGAGCTCAGCCGATCCATGAACTGAGCCATGCTCAGCCCAGCGTCTACTGCATCGACCAAGTCGATTAGGCAGTCATTCATATCACCAGCAGTGTTTTCGAAGCGGCAGTAGGACATATTAGGCATGGTGTATTTCCTTTCATCAGGTATTCAGATGTTGATTATTAGTCAACTACTTCCCAGGTTTCACCAGAGAACACCCATTGTTTACCAGTTTCTTCATCAACTAGAAGTACATCACCACCAACATAACCTTCAGCATTATCAAATATTTCTATAAGAGCTTCAGCAGTTTTGAATGTATAGTCACCATCAATTTCTACAATGTTCAGAGCATCAAACTCAATGATCATTTTCATGGTGTTTTCCTTTCATTCAACCTATAAGCCATTGTACGTTAGACCGGATTTAAAGTCAAACGACATATAGACAAGCTGGAGCTGCATAGACAAGATCAAGCAGATCATCGTCCAGCTTAACCTCACCATCAACCAGGTACTCAAGCATGTCGAGGTAATCGTCAACCTCAAGCCGAACAGCCAGTTTTTCAAGGTAGTTGAGCGCTGCCACAGCATGGCGGATGCCATACTCAACCTCAAGGTTGATATAGAGCAGACGTTCAAACGCGATCACATCAAGCACCTTAGACATTGTTATCTCCTTGTTTCAACCTATAACTCATCATACGTCGGACCGGAATTAAAATCAAGCCCAGAAGATAACATTGCGGCGAATCAGCTCACGAGCGATCACACGCATGCCATGCTCGAGCTCAGCTTTGGACACAGTGGACTTGGGATTGCGATAGCCACGCTCAAGCAAGTCCATAGCAGCGAGCAAGCTGTCAGTGTCCTTGAAGCGTAGAACGATCGGGGCGATCAGCTTGCGGAACATTCTCATCTCCTCATCTCAACCTATAACCCATCATACCTCATGCCCGAATTAAAAGCAAGTGGGGAGCCGCCACCCAGCGCACTCCCCATAATACATAGGTGCTATCAATCAATTTGACTTAAATTAAGGTTTGACCTATAATTATTACTCAATCTCAGCCATAGCCGACCAAACCTCGATCAGCCGATCATAATTGATTTCATAGTCAAGATCAAGACGTTTTAAATCCTTAAGATATTCAACCTTATCATGAACCGTTTCGAGCGCCTTAAAGGATTCAAAGATATAAGCCAGATCCATAGTCATCTCCTATCGAGTTACATACGTATGATACCGTGCACCCGATTTAAAGTCAAGGCACTACACGAGCGCCTTGACCTGGTCCTTGGAGAGAAACTTGGGCGTCTCAAAGCTATCCAAGTCCTTATACATCTGGTCTACTTCAGCTCGAGCACCTTCCGGAGTAAAGTCAAGCGGATCGAAAGGAGCATCAGCACCACGAGCAATGTTACCATTGTATTGGGCACGAATTACCTTGTTACGCTCAGTAATCTCCTTCATGCGCTTGAGGTTAGCAGCCTTGATCTTAGCCAGATCATCATCGGTCTTGGTTTTGGACTCAGCCTTCACCTTACCAGTGAAGCGATTGCCCTTCGGCTTGGCCTCAACAGTTTTGGCTTCCTTGATACGCTTGTTATCTTCAGCAATAACAGACTTGACCTTAGCCACTGCCTTGGTCTTGACAGTCTTTTCTGCTTTGGGCTCTGCCTTTGCCTTGGAGCGACCAGCTTCGACCTTGCCAGGACCCAGCTTGTTCGCTACAATGTACTTGTAATAGGACTTGGCGTTGGCCGTAGTAACATCAATCGCCTTAGCGATCAACTCAACCACATCAGCCATGGCCAAGGTCTTGTTCTCAGTCATGATTCGAATTGCAGTAGCGCGCTTCGAAGTCTTTTCGGTAGCCATCAGATTTCTCCTTAGTTTCAGTTCACATAGTGATTATACTGGATCCCGGAATAAAAGTCAACTCACTCCTTGAGCTCAAGCGCAGATTCAATAGCATTCTGCAAATGCTCAAGGCTACGTCGGCTGGCTTCAATTTCCTCAGGTTCAACGTACTCAGCTTCAAGTAGGAACAGCAGACCTTCAACTAGAGAATGGAACGGAATTTGGGCAACACGGTCCAGGTCACGTTCAAAATCACGCTTCATGGTTCAGCTCCTAGTCAAGATTTAGCGAAGGCGAAAGGACTCAAACTCACCATCATCATACATAAACTGGACCATATCACCATCAATCACGACCGTAGCCGTATCAGAATAAGCGACCAGAGCGTTTTCACTTTCAACGCCAGCGAAACCTTCACGGTCAACCAGCGGCTCAAACTTCAGCGAAGCTATAAGAACGAGAGCTTCAAAGGCAGTCATTGCGTTTCTCCGTTTCAACTTATAACCCATATTACCGCCGACCGGATTTAAAATCAAGCACCAGTTTCACAGTTCAAACCAAGCGCCCATTTCAATGGTATAGACCAAGCCAGACAGTTCGTCAGTTAAACGGTACTCATATTCATCAGACCAGTCATGGACTTCACCATGGGTTTCAGCCCAATTCATGGCAGAGTCAAAGTCAAAGTCACCTTCAACCAAACTATAGTCACCACCAAAGCCAACTTCAAGTTTCATGGTTCAGCTCCCGTTTCATCTCATAATCATTTATACCGCTGACCGGATTTAAAAGCAAACCCAGCGCAATTGGTATTACCTATGATGAACGGCGAATCCATTGGTTGACTTTATAAAGGGTCAATGGTATCATTATGGTTCAGTTGGAGTTGTTTACGGTGCAGTCCTAGCATGATGCCATAGCAAAGACCAAGACCACCAATGGCCACGAACAAGCCATTATGGCCACGACCAAGCACATGGCACAGTCTCAGTGTCCTGTGGTTGCGTTCAAGTGCACATAGTGAAGCACAAGCACACAGCCACGTCCAAGTGCACAGACACAGCGACACAGACACAACATCGCATCCATTTTTAAAATAGGATTTAAAATCGATAGGCAAAACCAATCAATTCACCACTATCAATAACCACGATCACGCACTGAATTGCCTTCAAGAACATAGCGACGGTATTCATCATCAGTAGCACCAGATCTAATAAACTCCCGTGCTTCAGGACTAACATGTTCGAATGCTTCATCAAGCGTCAGATAACCATTACGATATGCAATCCAACGCTTTTCGAACTCATCATGGTCATACTGTTTCAGTTCTAAGGTGCGAGTTATCCCTGATAGATATGATGTTCTGGTCACTCGAGCGGGCATAGGTCACACATGTTGGTAGCGGATGTTGGTCATGGATGTTGGTCACACGTATATGCATGCTGGTCACGTATGTTGGTCATCGATGTTGGTCACGGATATTACGGAAGTAGGCAACAGCATCATCATATGGCATGTGATATTCAATTAGAATACGAGCAGCATCACGGACTTCCTTACAGTACGCACGATCAGCACGCTGATATTCCTCGAGCGTAGGGAGATTGTTAAGGCGATCAATCTCATCTAGCTGTATATTATAGATTGACTTGAGTTCATCAAGCACGATGGTATCAATTTGTTCATTATCAAGTGTGATAGTCTTAGCGTTCATCGGTCTTTTCCTTTTCTGGACGTTCAAAATGTTTTCTAACAGCACGAAGAGCTTCTTGTCTTGCCTTCTGATATTCTGCTTCCTCACGGCGATGCTGGCCAACAGCAAAACAAGCGCCAAGGAATAAGAAAACGATCATAATATACAATGGCAGGAATGGGTCAATTAATCCACTAGCAAGCCAAAGTGCGATCGGTATAAGAGCAATCGCTATGACCTTAAACCCACTCAACATATCAGTCAACATTTGTTTCATTGGCTATTTCCTCAATAATCCATTCGGGTAATTGCTTCGGTATATTCGTTACGCCAATCAACTGAATCGAATCAGCAATAGGTTGAGCTTGCCATCTTTCCCAACGCATATTCAAAGCAGCTAATTGCTCTCTCCAATCGTTCGGCGCCAGCCACAAATCAATCAATAACGTCATTGGCTCTCACCTTACGGTAATCGCGTTCAAACAATACAGTGGCACACTTATCTTCGTACGTATATACCTTGGCGTCAATAATGTTGTCAATGAAACCACGAGGCGAGTTGGCATGATCAATAGCCTCCTCAAGCGTGGCAAAATTCAACCAGTAGTCAGAGACATCCCAGTCGCCTACAAGATCACGATACCAGTAGCAAACTTCAACACGGTAATTGTCAGCCATTGTCGATATCCTTAACATGAGTGCACGTTTTACGATATGAGAATCCCGTGCAGTTGCAACTCAACTTTCCTCTTGAGTCTTGTGTAACCAGATACGTCTTGCCTTTTCCCTCGACTTGATACGTGATTGGCGTCGGCGATGTCGCTTCTGCTTCTGTTGTAGATGGGAGTAGCCATCCATGAATAATGTTCTCCTTAGATATAATACGGAAAGGAAATTGCTCGTCGCCAGTCGTCAAACAAAACGAGTCACTGCTAACCCACTTCGGATTAGGATACAACTCGCCTACGTACTCATGATACTCCGGTACATAATAACCCAAACGGTCACGCCGAACGTACTCGTCATTGGCTACACGTACCTTGAGTCTAGTCACTTCCGCTTATCCTTCTTAATGTCATACGTGAGCAGCAGCAAATCGCCAACTACATATGCAAGATACAAACCAAGCACAGCGGCAAACGCATACATATAATGCGCAGCCACCAGCCCAGCGTACACATGAATATAACTCAATCCGTAAGCGATAACAACAACAATCGCTATCGCTACAAAGCCAACACCAATCCTAAGCAAACGGTCCATCGTTCTCTCCTTCACTTATATCAATATGCTACCGCGATTCCTGATTAAAGTCAATCAGCGGCAGCAAGTAATCTTAGCTACCTTTTCCCAGTTGCCACCCTGCTTGCGGAGAGCACCGAGCTTGATAGCCATACGCAGGGACAACTCGCGAAGCGAATCGTGATGCTTCTCGAGAAAAACGATAACCTCAGCACGCTCACGCGCATCAAGATCACCAAGCAAACCCTCGCGGATTACCTGACGAATACGCACCAGATAATCACGACGCGACTTCATAGCAAGATCAACATAATGAGCGCGAGACACAAGAGCAGCAAGATGCGGAGCGAGCTTGTGACCCTTGTCGATCATAGCATCAAAGTCGTAGTTAGAGATAAAGATAATCGTGCCGTTGAAGTCGAACGTACGCGGAATCAGCACAGCAGTCTCGTCGTCAACGAGCTTACCCTCAGACAACCACGACACACGACGGCGCTCGGTCGTATCGCAAACTGCCTTGAGCAGATTGAGCGAAACGTCATCAAAGAAGATAGAGTCAGCGTCATCAAACACGATAACCTGACCTGCCTCACGATATTGATACAGCAACTTCACAAGACCAGTAGCGCGAACGTAACCCTTCACGATCGTGTGGTTGACTTCGCTCGGATCCCAGTCAGCAAGACGCTTCTCAATCGTGTAGGACTTACCGAGACCAGCAGGACCAGAAACGATAAGCGCACGCGAGTTGCCGAGGGTACATGCCTCAGCCATCACATCAAGAATCTCAAAACGCTCAGCGATGCGCGCATCAATCTCGTCGTCGGTTTCAACGGGACGAGCGTCATAGTTAACCTTCACCGAAGCGATATCGGTAACGGTACGAGCACGGCGAGCAGCGGAACGGTCATAAACACCACGAGGCATAGTCATCTCCATCAGTTATAACGTATCATACCGCTGACCGGAATTAAAATCAATCCACCGGACCCATATAATTTTCGGCCAACCCTAACAGGAGCTTGGCAGCTTGGGAGCTTTCCAAAGCTCCGCTCAAGATAGCTCGGACTGAGCAATTCATGAATTTGGCGAGATCTTCAGCTGCACAGTAGATAGCGTAGCCATCAACCGAGAAGGAAGGATAGCGGTCGATAAGAGCGAATACGGTAGGGACGTTTTTCATATTGACCTCCATTTCATACATTCATCATACCGCCGACCCGATTTAAAAGCAATCGTTGATTTTAATTCCGGTTCGAGCTAGAATGTGTTATAAATTGAAACGGAGCTGAAACGTGACTGTGACTCTCTCAAAACCCTCTAAGATGCCCTGTAAAACGTGGTCGCTGGAGGCTGGCGCTACCTGTCCTGGTTCTATTGATCCTGTGACCAAGGAACCGATTCCCGTTTGCGCTGGCTGCTACGCCAAAGATGGCTTCTATAATATGCCTGATGCTAAGGCACTGCGCGAGCGTAACCGTGAGGACTGGAAACGTGCGGAATGGGTAGATGATATGGTTGCTGCTTTGTCTAAGCAGTCCTACTTCCGTTGGTTTGACTCTGGTGACGTGTATCATCCCGCACTCGCGTTTAAGATTTATCTGGTGATGCAGCGTACGCCTCAGGTCAAGCACTGGCTTCCTACTAAGTCCTACAACATCAAGCGCATTCGCCATATCCTTGAGCGAATGAAGTCGCTGCCGAATGTGTCTGTCCGCTACTCCTCGCCGTCAATGGTTGGTGAGTTTGGTCAGGAGCATGGTTCAACGGTCATTCCCTATGCGGAAACGCCGACCGCTGCTACGCTCTGTGAAGCATACACGCGTGGTGGTAAGTGTGGTGACTGTCGTGCTTGCTGGAACAAAGATGTGGCTGTGATTGCTTATCCTGCTCATGGTTCTCGTATGATGGCTAAGGTCAGGCGTCTTGCCGCTTGACTTTATTTACGGGATAAGTATAATCACTATGTGGTCGTTGAAGTTGATAAAGGAAGTTGGTCAATGATTGAGGTACAGGTTCAAGACACCACTGGTAATTGGCGTACTTACAGTTATGTCAATAACGAGTCGCTACAAATTCGCACTGCTATGCAACAATTACATTGGCAGTTCCCTGACTCCCGCATCCGTGCTGTTGATCAGCGTGGTTCGGTAGTTGATATCTTATAATACAGGAGCAAGACAATGGTACATAATCCTGTCGCAAAAGAGTTGCGTACCATAAAATTCCGTTCTAAGGTTGTAAAGGCCAAGAAAGGTAGAGGCTCTTACAATCGAAAAAAAGGAATTAAATATGCATTGGGGAATGATCAAAGGATTGATTTTTAGTTTTTGGTTACCATTGTTGACTATGATTTTATTTTTTGGGTATTTACTTTTAATCTAAGTCGTAGTAACCTATATAAAGTTGGTCAGATGTTTTGGCCAGTGCAAAGGAGACAGCGATGTTCGAAGTAGTGTACATGATTAAAGATCCTAATGGCTACATCAAGGAACAGAAGGCAAAGTTCGAAATGCTTCAAGATGCTATTCGTTTTGTCCGTAATCTCACGCACAATAACTTCAATGGTGTGAAGGTAGTTGGTAAACCTTCTATCGAGAGATTCTAATGTCGTTTACCAACGAGGAGTTTGTTCAATACATTCAGGGTTTGGAATTTATAGAGCTCGAAGATGTAGCAGAATTCGTACAATCCTATTGGAAGGAATACAACGAAAAACCAACTGACGACAACTCATTCAAATATAATGCGTGCATAGCCACGTTTGGTCACCTGTTTTTGTATTTTACCCGTGAAGCAATCAAGATGAGGAAAGACTATGAATCTCGTGAAGCGCTGGAACAGCAATCTTAATGCCTGGGAAATTGGTTACTGGGTTGGTACTCGGTTCTACATTGTTGGTCATGTGAAATTGACCAACTAAATAATGTCAGTGAATTATCATCGGTATGTTTCGTTAACAAAAGGAGATACCGATGGCTGACTCGGACGATAAGAAATTGACACAACTATCTGAACAAATGGCTGCAAATAGCAGTAAGAGTGGATTAGTAGAGAAGCTGGTGTTCGCTGGAATACCAATTCTTTTCTCTTGCGTAGTTTATTTGATGTCTGCTCTTTCAAACACAAGCAATGAATTAATCCAACTTAAATCAAAGATTGCAGTTGTGGTGAATGCTGAGAACAAGGCAATACCACCACAGGGAACAACCATTGATATGGCTGTTATCCGTGAACAACTAAATGATAAGATCGATAGAGTAGAAAGAGATGCAGCACTAGCACGTGCAGCTATGACTCTAGATCGTGAACGTTCAATGTCTTCTATTGAAAAGAGTCGTTTGGATATGGCAGCAGATGCAGCAGCCGCTCGTGCTGCTATTCGTTATGAAATGCAGAAGATGTTTTCAGAACTTGATAAGAGATTGTTTGTTATTGAACAAAAAAATCGCTAATCATCTCTGATTATTTTGCTCTGCTGTTTTCTTAGCTTCTTCTAATGCTTGCTTAATAGCATTGATGTTTCTCTGACAGTTTGTATTGTTCCTGTGAAGAGTAACTAGAAGCTCCGCTACTTGAGCGTCCGTTAAGTTTTCTGGATTAGGAAATCTACGGACGTTCGGACAATTAAACAAAGCACTGTCTGGTATAATAACAACTTGTTCTGTTCTAACAAGAGCAGCAGGAGGATTAGTGCTTAGGCAACCACCAAGTAGCAATGCAGGTGCAATCAATAATATCTTTTTCATTTGGTATCCTTCAATCTCTTGATTGTTTCTTTTAGAAGTTCAGATGCTGGTCTGTCAGACTTTCTTGCTTCCTCTGACTCAATAAATGTTTGAGCACCTTTGATTTTATCTTCAAATGCTCTTCTATCTTCATCGTTCTTTTTAAGTATTGCTTCTTGCTTCTCAGCAATTTCCTGCATTTTACGGCGGAACTCAGCCTGATCAGCCATAGTTTGTTCTAATTGTTTTTGGTTAAATTCTAATAGAGCTTGACGCTCAATGCTTTTACGCCAGCTATAATAAGTACCAGTAAGAGCACCGAATACCACAACAGCAATTACTGCATATATGTAAATACGTGTCATATGTCTAACCTCCGTGAACAGGAATATTTATAATGGAATGTGTTGCACTTGGTGATTCTATTGCAGTTGGTATATCACAATTTTCTAATTGTAAGAAAGTTGCTGTAGTTGGTTATTCCTCTAAGAAAATATTGGTTTTATCTAAAAATATTAATTCTGAAATTGTAGTTATTTCTGTAGGATCAAATGATCCACACAATCCCAAATTAAGATCAAATCTTATCGCTATACGTAACAATGTTACTGCTAAAAAAGTTATATGGATTGTTCCATATGATATTATGGCTGGTAAAGTTGTTCGTGAAGTTGCTATAATGCACGGGGATAAAATTGTATCATTGACAAATTATAAAACAAATGATAATCTACACCCTAGAAATTACAGTGAACTAACTAAAGGAATTTTTAAATGAAAGTCTACATCGGTCCTTACGCAAAGCACTGGAACGCTCATCGCTTTCGTCGTTGGTATCTTTCCAAAAAGTATAAGTGTGACTATTGGGACGTTGATGAATTGAAGTACGATCGCCTTGATCGCATCATTGACGCTGTAAGCGAAAAGCTGCAGGATGTTTTCAACGCGACTATCAATCGTTTTGAGCAGTGGCGTGCATGTAAAATTAAGATTCGTATTGATCGATATGACACTTGGGGTATGGATCATACGCTCGCACTGATTATCCTTCCGATGCTCAAGCAGCTGCGGGATACAAAGAGTGGTTCGCCATTCATTGATTATGCTGATGTTCCGGAGCAACTTCGTCCAACAGAAGAAGCTGGACCTGACAATGGATATACAGACAACACCATTCACAAACGTTGGAACTGGGTTCTCGACGAAATGATTTGGACGTTTGAGCAGTTGGTTGATGAAGAGTCAGACTCTCAGTTTTATTCTGGTGAATGTGACATTCTTTGGGAAAAGAAAGAGAGCGGTCGCTCTGAAATGAAGTGTGGTCCGAACGATACCTTTAAGGTTGATCGTGAAGGTATGGATGCTTGGAACAAGCGCATTGATAATGGTCTTCGTTTGTTCGGCAAGTATTTCAGAAATCTTTGGGACTAAATATTATTATGAATTACAAAGTAGTACCCGAAAATGTTATTGTTGAAGCTGATAAAGCATCTCGCGAGTTAGGAGATGCTAATAACAGTTTTGGCAGACTACTTAAAGTAGCAGAAGAATACAAAGAAGCTGGTGTTAATCCAATATTCCTTTTAGACCCATGTCATATGGATTTATTGGTTGTTTGCGAAGAAACATTTAAGAAAAAATTACACTGAAACTATTTACTTTTAGATAAACACGCCTATATAATATGTTGTGCTGCCTAATGGAGCACGTAAATTAACCTCGCTAATTTTAGGAGAAAAATATGAACGATATATTCAACACAACTACATTCGATAAGTTTTTCGTTGGTGCTGATAAGATGATTAATCATCTGGCTAGAGCCCACGAATCCTATGCGAAAGCAATTCCTGGATATCCCCCATACAACATTGTTAAAACTGACGAAAACAAGTACTGCATTGAAATGGCAGTTGTTGGTTTCGGTAAGAATAATATCGACATTGAAGTAGCCAATGGCACTTTGACCATCAAGGGTGGATTGACAGTTGATGATATGGTAAATGAAACAGTAAATCCAGTTTCTTATATCTACAAGGGTATCGCAGACCGTGCGTTCACGCGTAAGTTTGTTCTCGCTGATACCGTTGAAGTAAAAAATGCAGAATTGATCAATGGTATGTTGAAACTTTGGTTGGAAAATATCATTCCTGATGATAAGAAGCCAAAGAAGGTAGATATCAAGTAATCAAAGTGAGATATTTGTTATGATCATCACAGCTGGGGGATAAACTTCCCCAGCTATTATTTTGCACAAAGGAACAAAAAATGATTAACTTTTTTAAACAAGCAATAGAAATATACAACGATACTTTTAGGTTTTATAAAACTGTATACGAGTTGAGTAACTTATCTGAAGACGAATTGCGTCATCTTGGTATTAAAAGAAACGAAATTCCGTTTATTGCTATGAAAGCTTCTTTAACAGATAAATAACACGTAATGAACCTTCTATATTATGTTGCACTATAGTATAGGAGAATGAAATATGTCGCTTGTAACATTAGATCAGTTATGCCAATTCTTTGAAGATACAGATGAAGAATGGCTTGCTGAAGTATTAGAACCATTAAACGAAGTTCTAACTTTTTACGAAATCAATACACCTCAGCGTATTTCTATGTTCTTGGCTCAAGTTGGTCACGAATCAGCTGGTATGTCAGTAATGGAAGAAAACCTTAATTACTCTGCTCAAGGATTAAATAAGATTTTTCCAAAATACTTCATCCGTGCTGGTCGCGAGGCTAATGCTTATGCTAGAAAACCAGAAAAGATTGCGAATGTAGTATATGCAAGTCGCATGGGTAACGGTCCACCAGAATCAGGTGATGGTTATCGTTATCGCGGAAGAGGATTTATTCAGCTAACAGGTAAGAGCAATTATGCAGCTTTCGCATCAGACATGGAAATGTCTCTTGAGGAAGTTGTGCCTTGGCTTGAAACTGCTGAAGGTGCATGTTGGTCTGCTGCTTGGTTCTGGGATTCCCGTGAACTAAACAAGTGGGCTGACAAAGGAGACATTTTAACTGTAACTAAGAAGATCAACGGTGGAACAATCGGTCTGGAAGATCGTAAGCATCATTATGAAGAAGCTCTTCACATTTTTTCATAAGGAACTACGATGGCAAAATTCGGTAATCCAGATCCAACTCAGGAACCAGCAAAACCAACTATACCAATGGATGAACGTGAGCCAGCTTCGAAAGGAGCTGCAGCTCAAATAGATAATAACACACCTGGTCCTTCAAGACCTCCTATTTCCGCCGCCCCAGCGCCACAACTATCAGAAGCAGCTCAACTTGCTGCTTTAGATTTCGAGAAGCAAAAGTGGGAAGCTCAACTCGCAAAAGAGTCTGAGCATTGGATGAAGGCAATGTGGCGTCCAGCCATGGGTTGGTTGTATATGGGTATGTGCGCCTGTGACTTTATCATTTTCCCAATCATAGCAATGTTTTTACCTCAAATTATCCCTGGTCTAACTTATATACCATGGAAGTCAATCACACTCGATAACGGTGGTTTGATTCACATGGCATTCGGTGCTATCCTTGGTGTTGCTGCTTGGACTCGTGGTCAGGAAAAGATAGCTGGTAAAAACTAAAGATTGATTTTATGTAACGAATAATATATAATGTAATGTATTATGTGGAGGTGTAATGGCTGCAAAATTTTATACTAATGTTCATATGCGAGGCGATAAGATCTATGTTCGCGGATTTGATATGGGTCTGCGTTTCAAAGATGTTATCGCCTATCAACCATATCTTTTCATTAATAAACCAAATGGTAAGTATCGCACTCTTGAAGGTAAGAGTGTGGATAAACTCATGTTTGATTCTATCCGCGATGCTAGAGACTTCATAGAAAAGTATGAGGAAGTTTCTAACTTTGACATTTATGGTTTGACCACATTCCCATATCTTTACATCTTTGACAACTTCAAGGGCGATATTGATTACGATCCTAAGTTGGTAAAGATCGGCACGATTGATATTGAGTGTGCTGCCGACGAAGGTTTCCCTGACATTCAAAAAGCAGATAAGGAAGTTACCGCTATCACTATCAGATATCGCGGTAAATCATTCGTATTTGGATGCGGCGAGTTCAGAACTAATGATCCTTCTATCAATTACATCAAGTGTAAGAACGAACATGAATTGATGCTACAGTTTCTCAACTGCTGGCAAGCTCTTGACTTGGATATTGTTACTGGTTGGAACATTGAGTTCTTTGACATTCCTTACCTTGTGAATCGCATTAAGTTTCTCTTTGACGAAAAACAAGCAAAGCGTTTGTCGCCTTGGCATATTCTTGATGAAAAGATGGTAGAATTTAAAGGTAAACAAAATCAAAGCTATTCTCCCGCTGGCGTTACTGTGCTTGATTACTACCAACTGTACCGTAAGTTTACTTTCGGTAATCAGGAATCGTATAAGCTAGATTATATTGCACAAATAGAGTTGGGCGAGAAGAAGATTGATTACTCTGAGTATGGCAATCTGCTTGAACTTTACAAGAAAAACTTTCAGAAGTTTATCGAGTACAATATTTATGACTGTGTGCTTGTCGAAAAGCTAGATGATAAGTTGAAGTTCATTGAGCAGGTTATGGCTATCGCATATGATGCGAAGGTCAACTACAATGACACAATGACTACTGTGCGTCCCTGGGATATTATTATTCATAACTATCTGCTTGAACAAAACATTGTCATTCCGCCGATGAAGAAGCAGAACACATATGATGCTCTTGTTGGTGGTTTTGTTAAGGAACCAAAGATTGGCTTGAGTAAGTGGGTTGTGTCGTTTGACTTGAACTCTCTGTATCCTCACCTGATTATGCAGTATAATATCAGCCCTGAAACTTTCTGCGGTAAATTGTCTGATATGCCCAGCATCGATCAACTGTTGACTGGTACATCTGTTTTCGGTGCCAATTATCGTTCTACTGCTGGCGTTTGTTATGCTGCTAATGGTTGTTATTATTCCAGAGATAAGCAAGGGTTTTTACCTGCGCTGATGGAAAAGATGTACAACGATCGCACCAAGTATAAGAAGATGATGATTGAAGCGAAGCAGCGTTATGAGAAAACTAAAAGTCTTGAAGACGAAAAGTTGGTAGCTCGATATCATAACATGCAGATGGCCAAAAAAATTCAGCTGAACTCAGCTTATGGTGCGTTGGGTAACCAATACTTCCGTTGGTTTAACTTCAATCACGCGGAAGCAATTACAACATCTGGTCAGCTTTCAATTCGTTGGGTTGAGCGTAAGATAAATGCTTTCCTTAACAAAATGATGAGGACAAATAGCGTGGATTACGTTATTGCCTCTGATACTGACTCTATCTATGTCACTATGGAAAAGATGGTAGAGCAACTCAATAATGATGATGAAAGGTTCATTGTAGATGCGATTGATGCTTTTTGTGAGAAAGTAATTCAACCGAAGCTTGATGGTTGGTATCAAGAGTTGGCGGATATGATGAATGCTTATCAGCAGAAGATGCAGATGAAGCGCGAAACAATCGCTAACAAGGGCATCTGGCGCGGCAAGAAAATGTATATCCTCAACGCATGGAACGTTGAAGGTGTGCAATATGATAAGCCAAAGTTGAAGCTACAAGGTATTGAGGCTGTTCGTTCATCAACACCGCATGCTTGTCGCGAAAATATTAAGAAGGCACTTGAAGTTATTATGAATGAGGATCAGGCTGCGCTGCAGAAGTTTATCGCTGACTTTAAGGAACAGTTTATGAAGCTGCCCTTTGAAGATGTTGCTTTTCCTCGTGGTGTAAAAGGAATGAAGAAGTATAATGGTAAAGGTGACATTTATATCAAGGGTACGCCCATTCATGTAAAGGGTTCGCTCCTGTTTAATTCGCTGTTGCTTCAAAAGGGCATCAAGAATATTCCGCCAATTCAGGATGGTGATAAAGTTAAGTTTGCATATCTCAAGGAGCCAAATCCTATTGGTGACACAGTTATCGCAACACCTGACGAGTTGCCTGATGAATTTGGTCTTGATAAATATGTTGATAGAGAGCTTCAATTTACAAAAGCATTTCTTGAACCTCTCAGATCAATCGCAGAAGTTATTGGTTGGGAAGTTGAACATCGTTCAACGTTGGAGGATTTCTTTTCATGAATATTGATTTAAACGAAAATGATGACTTTGGTTTTACATTTACCGATTCAGAGGAAATGTTATCAAAAACAGCACAGGCTGAGGATAAGGTTCAAGGATTGCGTAAGATGATTATGCCATTGCTTAATAATCTGATGAAAAATCCAGAAAAGGATACTATCGTTTGGCCAGATCGAGAAAAGAGAATTAAAAAGTTTATCAAAGATATGGATGCATACATTAACAGTTGACAAATACACAAATACAAGATATACTAATAACATATTGATATACAGGAGAAATACATGTCACTTAAAGAAAAGTTGATTAAGAATAGCACTATCGATCTTACCGCTACACTCGAAAACAGTAAGATCTTCACCAAGAAAGATATGATCCAAACATCAGTGCCGATGATCAATGTCGCACTATCTGGTTCAGTTGATGGTGGTATTACGCCAGGTATTACGATGCTTGCTGGTCCTTCAAAGCATTTCAAAACTGGTTTCGCACTTCTTCTCGCTTCCTCTTATTTGAAGAAGTATCCTGATGGTGTTGTGCTGTTTTACGATTCTGAGTTTGGCACTCCTCAAGCATATTTCAAAACATTTGGTATCCCTTTTGATTCAGTTGTTCACACTCCAATTACTGACGTTGAAGAGCTGAAGTTCGACATTATGGCACAGCTCAAAAACATTGAGCGTGGTGATCGCGTTATGATTGTGGTTGATTCTATCGGCAATCTCGCTTCTAAAAAGGAAGTTGAAGATGCACTCGACCAAAAGAGTGTTGCTGATATGACACGAGCAAAGCAGCTCAAGTCGTTGTTCAGAATGATTACATCTCATCTATCACTAAAGGATATTCCTATGGCTGTGATCAATCACACCTATAAGGAAATCGGAATGTTTCCAAAAGATATTGTTGGCGGTGGCACTGGTAGTTATTATGGTGCTGATAATATTTGGATTCTCGGTCGTCAACAAGACAAGGATGGCACTGAAATTTCAGGCTATCACTTTGTCATCAATGTAGAGAAGTCCCGTTATGTTAAGGAAAAATCTAAGATCCCTATTACAGTTTCTTTCGAGGGAGGAATTAATCGTTGGAGTGGTTTGCTTGATGTCGCTTTGGATGGCGGCTACATATCTAAACCAAAGGTTGGATGGTATGCGGTTGTGGATCGCACAACAGGAGAATTGCTCGCTCCAAACATGCGAGCCTCAGATATAGTTGATAACGGTAAGTTTTGGTTGAAGATGTTCCAGGAAACTGACTTCGCTAATTTTATTCAATCAAAGTATAAAATCGCCATGGGCTCTATTATGGAAGATAAGGATGATGAAGATGCAGCGTGAGATTTCTGAGTATTACAGCGACGACAAGACCAAGAAGGCAGTCGTAATTCTTAATGGTGAAGATTACAACATTGACTTTTACGTCAATGACAAGTATTATCATAGTATATTGTATGCTGGTAAGTCTTTGCGTTATGTAGAGGATGCAGCTGAAAATTATGCGCTTGGTATTTTCAAAAACGTCAGGGATTTTTAATGGCTGTTGAACAATTGATTTTCAACAATTTGGTTAATAATGAAGACTATGCTCGTAAAGTTATTCCTTTTCTGAAGGACGAATATTTTTCAGATCAAACGCAAAAAGTTGTTTTTCAATTAATTAATGAGTATGTGAAGAACTACAATGCATTTCCTACTATCGAGGCGTTGGCGATCGATCTTACTAACAAGGAAGGTTTGAATGAGGAAACGTTCAAGCGTTGCAAAGATGTGCTCTCAGAAATCAAACCTGAAGAGAGGTCGTCAGAACTCCAGTGGCTTATTGACCAAACCGAAAAGTTTTGTCAAGAGAAGGCAGTATACAACGCCATTATGGCATCAATTCAAATTCTCGACGATAAGAGTGGGAAAACCTCCAAAGGGGCAATTCCGCAAATCTTATCAGATGCACTTGGTGTATCTTTTGACACGCATATTGGGCACGACTTCATTGAAGACGCGGATTCGCGCTATGAGTTTTATCACGCCAAGGAAGTTCGTATCCCGTTCGACCTTTCGTATCTGAATAAGATTACGCAAGGTGGATTGCCAAGGAAAACATTGAACATTGCACTTGCTGGTACTGGTGTTGGTAAGTCACTGTTCATGTGTCACTGCGCTGCTGCTAATTTGACAGCAGGGTTGAACGTTCTTTACATTACTCTTGAAATGGCAGAAGAGCGCATCGCTGAACGTATTGATGCTAATTTGCTTGACATTCCTGTTGATGAATTGAAGTTGATTCCTAAAGATTCATATGATAAGAAAATTAACAGGCTCAAGAAAAAAACTGATGGTAAGTTGGTCATCAAAGAATATCCTACAGCTTGTGCTGGTAGTGCCAACTTCCGTCACCTTCTTAATGAATTGAAGATTAAGAAAAACTTTGTTCCTGATATTATCTATATCGATTATCTAAACATTTGTTCATCATCAAGGATACGCCATGGAGCCAACGTCAATTCTTATACCCTTGTCAAAGCAATCGCAGAAGAGTTGCGAGGGTTGGCGGTTGAGTTCAGCGTCCCTATCGTCAGTGCAACTCAAACAACTCGAACAGGATATTCGAGCAGCGACGTGGGTCTGGAAGATACATCGGAATCCTTTGGACTCCCAGCCACAGCTGATTTTATGTTTGCACTTATCTCAACAGAAGAGTTGGCGGAACTGGGTCAACTTATGGTTAAGCAGCTTAAGAATCGATACTATGATCCCAACATTGATCGTAGGTTTATTGTTGGGGTGGACCGTAGCAAAATGCGTCTCTTTGATGTAGAACAGTCAGCTCAAGAAGATTTGCTTGATGGTCCAGTAATGGATAATACTAAGTTTGGTGAAGAGGATTTTGAACGTTCTAAACCAAAGAAAAAATTCAACAAGTCAGCTTTTGAGGGGTTCAAGTGATCTACGTTCTTATCGTTGTTTCATACTTTGCTGGTGCTGGTGGTAACGGTCAGACTGTTACTTTCCAAGAATTCAATAACTACAATGCTTGTATGTATGCATTAAAAATTATTGAAGAAAAGAAATTCGGAATGAGATATGCATGGGATACCTATAAGTTGGCTTGTGTACCTAAAGGAGAAGTTAAGTGATGAAATATAAAATGCTTAGTGACCTTGGATCATATAAGGTTCTTGAAACGACAACTGAACAAACTGTTGGACGATTTTCAACTGAGTTGGAAGCAAGGAAGTTTCTTCGTCATTTGAATTTTGGTGGTGGATTTGATGGTTGGACGCCAAATTTTTTTCTTCGTGACTTGTCAACTTATATAAATAATACACGCAAAGTTAAACAAGAAAGCGTTTAATTACGCTGTGGCACGAGACATAAAGGGTCAAAAGGAATAGTTGAGAGAAAACGGTGGGGTTCCGCTCAACCTTGTTTTGCGGTGAGTTCTAAGGCGAGTCGAAAGGCTCGCCTTTTTCATTATATAAATACCTTAAACGTTTTCTGGGCTTGAGCCTAATTAGTTAATTCTCAAGAGGTAAATTAAAATGCTAAAATTCATTACTTTTATATTGAAAGAAGCTGCAGGTGATATTACGGCTAGACAAGGTCATGCCAATGAATTTTTTACTAATGATCATGGAAAGGCTTACGCGAAAGCATCTCTTGAAGCAGTAAATAGAGGTGCTTCTTCAGAAGAAGCACATGCTGCTGGTCTAGCAGCTATTATGAGCAAACAGTATGACCACAATTCATATCTTGCAAATTCAAAAACTAAAAAGTCTGTTGCAACGTTAGGTCCTGAGGCGGCTAGACAAGTTCATGATAACTCTCGTCAAACTATGGCGGCTATGGCAGAGTATCTTCATAAAAGGTATAACGGTCGCCTTTCAGACAGTATTTGGGTAGGTGCTGGACAGGCAGGAGCCGCAGCTGCAGCAGCTAATGGTATGAAAACGAATGCTGATCTTATTTTGAAGGTAAATCACGAAAAAAGAGAAAAATCAGCCGAAGCACATCTCGAAAATGAGCCTACTAATTTTGGCGGTTCTTTAAAGTACAGTTCCTCAGAAAAAGATAGTCAGTCAAAAATTCATTCTCCTGGTATTAATACCCTTGCTAAAATTATTGAAAGTCACCATAAGCAAATGTTTGGTGAAGAATCAGGAATTACCGAAAAACTACAAACTGCTAGAGAAGAAGGTCAGGAACGCCAAAGAAGATCGGTCACAGATTTAAACAAATCAGGCGTTTCTCATCACGAAGTAATTTCAGATTTTCTTGAAAAAGCACGAGCTAACCCGAAAAAATACAGTGGAGGAGATGAGAAGTGGGAAGAAGCTTTACGAAAAACAAAGTACATTCCTATTTCTAACCCAAAAACTAACGGTATTCATGGAGCTGACTTTAACGATGATTTCCTCAGCTTAATCAGAAAAACGATTAGAAATAAACCCAAGGGCGTAGATCATAAAGCCCTTGATGAGTTCTACAAGCACGTAAGCAATAAAAACTCTGAGATGAGAAACGATATGGCTGACATTGTCCATGAGCCTATCAGAAACATGCTTAGACACACTTCTCCTGACGCAGAAACTCAGGATAGCCTTGATAAAATTAAGGAAAGCTTGCATCGTCATTTAGCAAACGTTCATAATCCAGGCGAAAAACCGGATCAGCTCCCAACCATGATGGTTAAAACAGGAGGCGATGGTACTGTAGGTATTGCAGACGTAAATGAAGCATATCGTCAACATTTTTCCGCAGACAGAAATAACTTATCTTTCGAAAAGAAAAGCCCTAATAAAGGTACTTTCAGAGTTGGTCCGGGCACGCTTACATTAGACGTACGCCCCGGAACTATGCATAATCCGTTAGCAAATCCAGCCAACTATACCATTCCATCAAGCCTCACCAGGAGCGCAATTGTAAAATATAAGAACGGTAAGTTCGATAAAAAAATTACTTCAGACGAAACTAACACTAAAGAAACATCACCAGAAAGTAGAATTGCACCAGCCGCTCCTAAATCTTATGCCCCCGCTCCTGTAGCTACAGCTGCTCCACCAGCAAATAAGGGAACGAGAGGTTTTGCAGTTAACAAAGATAGTTCAGGCGACTGGAGACAAAATCAACCGCACAGCCAAAATTTAGCTGGTTCTATGACACACGGCACAGGTTGGCACACTGCTTCAGAACAACAAGAAATGGCTAAAGGATTGGGTTAATGTTAAAGTTTACAGAATATCTTATAGAGGCAGAAGAACAAACAGAGGGTAAAAAGCTAACCCACCTTACTCACCTTGAAGATCTTCCTATTCATCATGGTAACGAAGGTGCTGGTATGGCTGCTGACTTTCTTGACAGTGTGCATAATCACTTGTTAGGTAAGAAGTCAACAACTCACTTATCCACAAAGTATGATGGTGCACCTTCAGTTGTTTTTGGCACACATCCTAAAACTGGTAAATTTTTTGTTGCTACAAAATCAGCTTTTAACAAAGAACCTAAGATTAATTATACCCCAGAAGATATTGAACGTAATCATGGCCATGCTCCTGGTTTAGTTGAAAAGTTAAAAGCTGCCCTAGAACATCTACCTAAAATTATGCCAAAGCAGGGTGGTGTGTATCAAGGCGACTTAATGCATACAACTGGTGACGTTCAAACCAAACGTAATCAAGTAAGTTTTATGCCTAACACTATTACATATTCAACTGATAAAGATAGCGATGATGGTAGAGCAGCAAGAGCTGCTAAAGTAGGTATCGTAGCCCACACTCAATACAGAGGTAAAGGCGATCTAGGCAATATGAGTGCTGGACCTATATCAGACAAAGAAAGAGCATCTTTCCGCAATCACCCTGATGTTCATAATATTGATCCTACAATAAGTTCAAATCCTGCAAATTATACTCCTGAAGATCAAACTGAATTCCATTCACATATGGACAAAGCTAGAAGAACATATTCTAGAATGAAACCTGAGGCTCTTGATGCATTACAGGGTCATGGCACTGATCTTGAGGCGCATGTAAATCAGATGATCAGAACTGGTGGTAAACCAAGTGTTGATGGGTATGTAAAGCATTTAACTGATAGAGCTACCAAAGAAATAGAAAAGGTTAAAACTCCTGGCGCTAAAGACCGTAAGATGAGAGCGCATAGTGCTAATATTCAAAACATTTTAAATAATCGCGATCACTTTGAAAAAGCGTTAGAGCTTCATGGTCATCTTCAAAGAGCTAAAAATGTTCTAGCTCGTGTAATGGCCAGGAATAATCCTTTTGGTCATAGTATTAATGGTGTTGAAACTGGACCTGAAGGCGCTGTAGCTGTAGATAAAACTGGTAATATGACTAAATTCGTTGATCGTGACGAATTCTCTAGACAAAACTTTCTTCGTAATCAAGGAGGATTCCAATGATCAGCTTTAAGAGTTATATAGCAGAAGCTGCAGCCAAGGGCGCTGGTAAAGTAGTATTTGCTTTCGGTAGAATGAACCCACCAACTATCGGTCACGGAGCTTTGGTCGACACTGTAAAAGGTTTAGCTAATCAACATAGTGCCAATCATGAGATAGTTCTTTCTCATTCTCAAGATCCTAAGAAAAATCCACTCACACCTGAACAAAAACTATCACATGCTAGAATGTTTTTCCCAGGTACAAACATTTCTTTAGCGTCAAAAGACCAACCTACACTATTACATCACCTTTCTAGACTACATCAAGCTGGTCATGACCACGCTATAGTAGTTGCTGGTGGTGATAGAGTACCAGAATATCAAAAGTTGTTAAACCATTACAACGGTAAGCCAGATAAGAGTGGCAAAGTTTTATTCAACTTTAAGAAAATTGATGTTGTTTCTGCTGGTGAAAGAGATCCAGACGCTGAAGGCGTTGAAGGAATGTCTGCATCAAAAATGAGAGAACATGCAGCAGCAAATGATTTTAAATCTTTTAAACAGGGAGTGCCAAAAGGTGTTCCTGAAGAACATGCTATGCAAATGTTCAATAATGTAAGAGCAGGAATGGGAGCAAAGTAATGGCTCAGTTTAGAAAAGACACACAGCAATATCTTTCTGATGGTAAAACCATCTTTGATGTGGTCATGTTGGCTGATCAAACCGGAAGAGTTGTAAACTCCAATAATCCCATTGTAGCTAATCCTTCCGGAGTAGCTGTTGATGCGTTTGGTAGATTAAGAATATCAACACCCTTTACTCTGTTTGATTCCTCGCACCGCTTCAAGGACAATGGTCTGTGGGTTACATCAAATACAGCGGGTGCGACTTACGCCCATAATGCCAACGCTGGCTTAATCGAACTAAATCTTCCTACAACAGCAAATGCCGAAATTGTACGCGAGACAACCAAGGTTTTCTCTTACCAGCCAGGTAAGTCTCTACAGTCACTAAACACATTCGTCATGAATACACCTAAGGCAAACCTGCGCCAGCGCGTTGGCTACTTTGGTTCTCAAAACGGGATCTATCTTGAACTTGACGGTACGACACTTAACTTTGTCGAACGTTCGTATGTTACTGGCGCAGTAATCGAAACGAAAGTATCGCAAGCAAACTGGAACGTAGATACGCTTCTTGGAAATGTCAGTTCAAGTCCATCAGGAATTACTCTGGATATCTCAAAAGCGCAGATTGTATTCTTTGACATCGAGTGGCTAGGACTAGGTACTGTAAGGTGTGGATTTGTCATTGACGGTAAGTTAATCCACTGCCACTCATTCCATCACGCAAATCTAATCGAATCAACCTATATGACTACTGGGTCTCTTCCTCTTCGTTATGAAATTAAGAACACAGCTGCAACAGCAAGTGTTAGTACTCTTAAGCAAGTCTGCTCAACTGTCATAAGCGAGGGTGGATATGAGCTTCGAGGTTCGCAACAAGCAATAGGTACTCCAATAACTGCGGCGCGTACTTTGACTACAGCAGGGACGTTTTATCCAATTGTATCATTGAGATTAAAAGCCACAGCACTAGATGCTGTAGTCATTCTCACTGCTATATCTTGCATAGCCGACACATCAAGTAACTTCAACTGGCAGGTAAGAGCAAAC